AGAGCAATCAACCCTAACACCTTCCAACCAAAAATTGGTTTCAAGACTCGTTACGGTATGGTTTCTAACCCATTCTCACAGGGACTTACACAAGGATCTGGAGCACTTACAGCTAACAGCAATAAGTACTACAGAAGAGTTCAAGTTGCGAACATAATGTAATTCAGATATTACATATCTTACTAAGAGACCTTCGGGTCTCTTTTTTTTATGTCACATAAATACTTAAAAAAGTTTAATGGCTAATTGGTATAAAGACCAACTTACAAACAAGAACTTCTTATCACCGATAGGATTTGTTTTTCTGATAGAAAAAGCAAGAAAGACTGCTTTTCTATGTCAGAAAGCAACCGTCCCTACAATGGTGTTGGGTGATATTGATATACCTACACGTGGTTTTGCTCCTATTCCCATAGAAGGAAACATGAGATATCAAGATTTAAGTATTGAGTTTATAGTTGATGAAGATTTAAGAAATTATATGGAACTCCATAACTGGATGAGAGCATTAGGAACACCTCAAGATCAACAAGAAAGAAATGAATGGCACGATCAGTGGAATGAAAAGAGGATGCCGATCTCTAGAGATACTAGATTTTCAGATGCTACTCTACAGGTACTGAATAATAATAACTTGGCTAACTTTGATATTGTATTTAAAGAATGTTTTCCAGTAGAATTGAGTGCTCTACCATTCGATGTCACATCTGGTGACAATAACTACCTAACTGCTTCAGCTACTTTTCGATATATACTATATGAAATAAGAAACGTCAACTCTACTATCAAACGTTAATGCCAAAAATAAAGTTTGAGAAGACATTACTGATCGGATCAGGCAAAATTACTTGGTATATGAAAGCAGAAAGGTGGGTAAAAAGGAAAATTAAGAACCCTTTTACTCAGCATCTTTTATTAGGTATGATCGAATACTTGAAAAAAGAATGGATCCGTGTTAAGATAGGTAATGTCATGTTGAACGTAGATTCACAATCACAACAACTACTCAAACAGTGGGAAGAAAATGACAGAACCCAACGAAAACAATCAATGGTTAAGCGGGTGGAGACAGGAACTTTTGGAGAACCCGACTGGTCTATCGAAATTTCAAATCCAATTGTTGAAAGAAGGACCCAAGGGTCTGAGTCAAGCTTGGATACTGGGAGCGATGCACTCGGAGTGGAAGAAGAGCAAAGGGATTAAGGAAGACCATCCATCTGAAAACAAAGGACAATTACAATCTTCATTGAAAGATTTCCTAAGACAAGAAAAAGACATGGGTATTTAATTATGAATTTGGAAGCATTACAGGATCAGTGGAGAACTGACTCTGTTATTGATCCTGATAAGTATGGTGAGGAGTCTACAAGAATTCCTCAACTTCACTTAAGGTACATGGAAATATATAACACCTATGCTTTGATGAAGAAAGAAAGAAATTCTGAATATAGAAAACTTGTAAGACAAAAATGGATATACTATAAGGGTAAAGCAACTGCTGCAGTATATAAAGAACTGCCATTTGATTTTAAATTAACAACTAAAGAAGAAATTAATATGTTCATCGAGTCTGATGATGACATACAAAAACTTCAATTAAAGATCGACTATATAGATCAAGTCCTCTTCTTTTTAGATGGAGTCTTGAAGCAAATTGGAAGTAGAAACTTTCAAATCAAAAATGCTATCGAGTGGGAGAGGTTTCAAAGTGGTATGTAATTCATGGATCTTACGATCAAAAAGAAGAATGAAGTATATTTAAAAGTTGACGCAGAACCCTCCACCCATCAAGAACTAGCAGACTTCTTTACTTTCGATGTCGATAATGCAAAGTATATGCAGAAGAATCGAAGGTATAAAGGATGGGATGGAAAAGTAAGATTATATTCTCCTGCTACTGGAGAGATTTATTGTGGTCTATATTCATATCTAATTGACTGGGCAAAGAAGAAGGGATATTCATACGAGATTCAACAGCACGAACACTTTGGTCTTCCATCTGATGAGAACGATCTAATAACTCCTGAGGCTGTTGCGGGGTTTGTGAAGGCACTTTCTCTTCCTGTAAAGGTACGCGACTACCAACTGAAAGCAATATACGAATGCCTGAGATACAACAGACGAGTCCTATTGTCGCCAACTGCCAGTGGGAAATCCTTAATGATCTATTCATTGGTTAGGTTTCATGTAAATGTAAAGAGACAGGTTCTAATTGTAGTTCCCACAACTTCTCTTGTAGAACAAATGTATAAGGACTTTGAGGAGTATGGATGGAAAGCATCTGCATACTGTCATAAGATATACGGTGGAGAAGATAAGTATACAGATCATCCAGTAACTATTACTACTTGGCAATCCATATACAAAGAACCACGTAAATGGTTTGAACGCTATGATGTTATTATAGGCGATGAAGCACATTTATTCAAGGCTAAGTCACTGACAAGATTGATGTCTAAGTTACATGACTGTAAGTATAGGTATGGATTTACTGGAACATTAGATGGAACTAATGTAAATCAACTAGTATTAGAAGGTGTATTTGGTAGATGTTCTAAGGTAACTAAGACAGAAAGTCTAATGCAGAAAGGACATCTTGCTAAGTTAAAGATTAATATTATATTATTGAAGCACAACGAAAAAATATTTGAAGGATATCAGGAAGAGATAGAGTACCTGACCGAACATGAAAACCGTAATAAGTTTATCCGAAACCTAGCGTCTGATCTACAAGGTAATACTTTAGTGCTATTCAACTACGTAGAAAAGCATGGAGTCCCTTTATATGAGATGATAAATAATTATACAGATAAGTCTGTGTATTTGGTTCATGGTGGAGTTGAGACAGAAGATAGGGAAGATATCCGTTTCCTTGTTGAGAGATCTGTTGATGGAGAATCTATTATAGTAGCATCTCTAGGAACGTTCTCTACAGGTATCAATATTAAAAATCTACATAATGTTATTTTTGCATCGCCCTCCAAATCAAGGATACGCAACCTACAATCTATAGGACGTGTATTAAGGAAAGGAGAAAACAAATCCAAAGCTACTCTATATGATATAGCTGACGATATATCTACAGATACAGGAAAGAATTATACTCTCCGACATTTGTATGAAAGGATAAAAATTTATAAGGAAGAAAATTTTAAGTATGAAATTGTAGAAGTAACCCTCTAACCTAATGTCAATAAACTACGCTAAACATGAAGAAGAGTTCTATGGAGTTTTCAAACTCATAAGTGGGGAAGAGGTGCTTGGTCGATCAGTACTTACAGAAGATCAAGGTGAGTCATTAGTTTTTATTCAAGACCCAGTTGTAGTTCAACTTATTGATAAACCAGTTGAAGATCAGAAAGTATCTCCGACAGGAGAATATAAAATAGCACGTGCTATAGGATTTACCAAATGGCAACAACTATCAGATGAAGATTTTTATATTATAAGAGAGAAAGATATAGTTACTATTTCATCTATGAACAAAGAAGTCATATTCATGTATGAAGCATTCATCCACGGTGCCGACGGGTTGGGCGAAAAGAAATCTAAGATGAGAACTGAACTCAATAAGACTAGAGGTTTTATAGGGAAGATAGATGAAGCAAGAAAGAGGTTTGAAAAACTCTTTAAAGAAGATCCAAAATCCCCTTGAACCCTTACATGGTTATTGTATAGTGATTTGACACCTTTGTCAAGCCCTGCTATAATAAAACTATTGTCGGAGGACAAATATGAGGAAGGCGAACCCCAAAAAGAAGCCACATTACGTTGACAATGCTGAATTTTTAAATCACATTATCAAATATAAAAGAAAAGTCAAGGAAGCGGAGGAATCTGGCAAGTCCAAACCCCGCGTGAGCAATTATATAGGAAGTTGTTTCCTTAAAATCGCTACTCACTTGTCGTACAGACCTAATTTCATCAATTACATGTATAAAGATGACATGGTATGTGATGGAATAGAAAATTGTATTCAATATATTGATAATTTTGATCCAGAGAAGTCAAGAAATCCTTTTGCATACTTTACACAAATAGTATACTACGCTTTCCTTAGAAGAATTGCAAAAGAGAAACGTCAAATGGATATTAAAGATAAAATTTTAGAGAAATCAGGCTACGATCATGTATTTTCAGTTGACGGAGACGCAAATCCCGACTATAATCAGATTAAAAGTCGTGTTGAGATGAACACTAAACGATGAAGATCCTTCTAATTACTGATCAGCACTTTGGTGTTCGTAATGATAACGTGTACTTTATAGAACACTATAAAAAGTTCTATGGTAATGTTGTCATACCTTTTATAGAGAAGTTAGGCATAAAAGAAATAATTAATCTAGGTGATACCTTCGATAAACGTAGATCAATAAATTATATGTCTCTGGATGAGGCAAAGAAGATGTGGTTTGATCCTATTACAGATCTAGGATGTCATATGACTAGTCTAGTAGGTAACCATGACATATATTATAAGAATACACTTAGGATAAATGCTCCAACAGAACTGTTAGGAGAGTATGAAAACTTTGATACAGTAGACAAACCAACTACTATCAACTATGATGGGTTGGATATTCTTATGTTACCTTGGATATGTGATGACAACTATGACAAAACTCTTAGGGTAATTACTGAGACTGATGCAGAAGTATGCATGGGACACTTAGAACTGAATGGTTTTGAAGCACATCCTGGTCATGTAATGCAGAATGGAACCGACATGTATGTGTTCCAAAAATTTAAGAAAGTGTTCTCTGGACACTATCATACTAAATCTAATATGGAGAATTGCTATTATCTTGGCAATCCATACCAATTATACTGGGGTGATTATGGACAAAGAAGAGGATTCCATGTCTTCGACACAGAAACTTTACGAACTACTTTTTACAGGAATCCCTATAACACTTTTCATAAGCTTTATTATAATAATAAACTTGTGGCACCGAGTGAAGGCGAACTGGAAGGAACATTCGTAAAATTAATTGTAGAAGATAAAGGTGACTATGCTAAGTTTGATTATAACGTTAGAAAACTACAAGAGATAGGTCTTGCAGATCTTAAAATTGTAGAAGACCTTAGTGTTAACCTTGAAGAAGGTGATACTACAGTAGAGACCGAAGATACTTTGACCTTATTGGATAACTACATAGATGAAATTGAAGTAAAAGTAAACAAAGATAATGTTAAATCAGTTATGAGATCACTTTATATGGAGGCATCAGAGTTATAATGTTTATTTTAACTACTTCTAAACAAGGTGGAGTTTATCATGTCATGAATAATGACAAGAAAAAAACTGTACAATGTTTTGAAGAAAAAGATGATGCTGATAGATATCTCACATTACTTCAAGCTGAACCTGATTTCCAAGTAGGTTTAGAAGTTATGGAAGTAGACCCAGATATCGTTGCTCTTAACTGTAGTAACTACGGATATAATTATACCGTTGTAACACCTGATGACTTTGTGATTCCCCCTATTAAATGATTACCTTTGAAACTTTAAAGTGGAAAAACTTTCTTTCCACTGGTGACCAATGGATTGAAATAAATCTAAATACAACTACATCAACTTTAATAGTTGGTGCAAATGGAGCAGGTAAATCCACTATGTTGGATGCACTTACTTTTGCTTTATTTAATAAACCTTTTCGTAAAATAAGTAAAGGTCAATTAGTTAATAGTATTAACGAAAAAGGAACTAAAGTCGAACTGGTATTTACTATAGGGAGGGATGAGTACCGTGTATTCAGAGGAATTAAACCAACTATGTTCGAGGTTTATAGGAACAATAAGCCACTTGATAAGGATGCTGCAACCAAAGACATGCAGAAATATCTCGAACAAAGCATTCTCAAACTCAACTACAAGTCTTTCACACAAGTCGTCATCTTGGGTTCATCCACATTTGTCCCCTTCATGCAACTCAAAGCTCCTCACAGGAGAGAAGTTATCGAAGATTTATTGGACATCAATATCTTCTCACAAATGAATCAACTGCTGAAAGACCGAGTTCGATCAGCATCACAGAAAGATAAAGACTGCACACACCTAGTATCACTAGCAGAAGAGAAAGTATCATCACAAGAAAAATTAATTGATTCTCTTAAAGAAGTCAATTCAGAATTGAAAGAAGTACAACTAAAAAAATTAAATAAAAAGAATCTACAGATCTTACAGTTATGTAAGGATAAAGAAGAAAGTGAACATGAACTATCTACTTCTGAAGGAGAGTTAAAAGGATTTGATGAACATAAAAAATCATTACAAGATTTACGGTCTACAGAATCTGATCTTAAATCAGAACTAAGAAGAGTTACTAAAGAAACAAAATTCTTTAAGAATAATGATTCATGTCCTACATGTACACAAGTTATAAATCCAGAGTTTAAAAAGGATAAGATAGATGTTCTAACTAAAGATGGTGTATCTCTTACAAAGAAAACAAATGAATTTAAAGATCAGATTACTGTTGTTGTAAAAACTATTGAAGAACTAGAATCTATATCTGAAGAGGTGTATCAACTTCGTAGTCAAATCTCATCTTATGATAGAGATATTATTCGTTTGGAAAAGGACACACTGACTATTGAACAGGAGTTGGATAAACTAGGACGTGATACTCCTAATATTGATAAAGAGAATCATATTCTAAATGGTCTAACAATGGATCTAGAAAATACTAGAGACAAGTGTGGTAAGGTGTCTGCTGAGTTAGATGAATATAAAGTAGTATCTAATTTATTAAGAGACTCAGGAATCAAAGCAAAAATTATTAAAAAATATATTCCTGTTTTCAATACATTGATTAATAAATATCTGCATAACATGGACACCTTCTTTAATTTTACTCTTGATGAAGAATTCAATGAAGTCATTAAGAGTAGATTTAGAGACGAGTTTACTTATTCATCTTTCTCTGAAGGAGAGAAACAGAAGATTGATTTAGCACTTCTCTTTACATGGAGAGAGATTGCTCGTATGAAAAACTCAGCAGCAACTAATCTTCTTATACTTGATGAAGTATTCGATAGTTCTCTTGATGCATCTGCTGTGAATGATTTGATTAGTATACTTTTAAAGTTAGGTCAAGATACTAATTTATTTGTCATATCACACAAAGGTGAAATCCTCATAGATAAGTTTAAGAGGACACTAGAGTTTGAAAAAGTAAATGATTTCTCAAAGATGTCTGAAGATACCTAAAAAAATATGAGTGAATTTGTCACAAGACATATCGGTCCTTCTAAGGATCAACAGACCCAGATGCTAGATGATTTGGGTCTTTCTACTTTGGATGAACTTGTTAGAGAAATAGTTCCTGATTCTATTTTACTTCGTGGTGATTATAAATTACCAGAAGGTTGTAGTGAGTATGAAGCATTAGAAGAACTAAAAGAAATAGTTAAAAAGAATCAAGTTAAAAGATCATTGATTGGTAAAGGGTATTACGGTACAATCACACCACCAGTAATACAAAGGAATGTATTAGAGAATCCTTCATGGTATACATCATACACACCTTATCAGGCAGAGATATCACAGGGTAGATTAGAAGCATTATTTAATTTTCAGACACTAGTAACAGAACTTACTGGACTACCAGTAGCAAATGCATCTTTATTAGATGAAGCAACTGCAGCAGCAGAAGCTATGACGTTAGCATATAATGCAACATCTAATAAGAATGTTTTTCTAGTTGATAATAATATATTTTCTCAGACGTTAGATATACTAAGAACAAGAGCAAAACCTTTAGGTATAAAAGTTCTTCCAATAGATTTAGATAAATTTGAACTAGAAGATTTTGATAATGCATTTGGTCTTGTAGTTCAGTTACCTAATAATCATGGTAAGATAAAACATCCTGATGGTTTACTTAGATGTGCAGAAGTATATAAGTGTATGAAGATTGCTATTGTAGATCCTCTAGCACAGGTGTTGATGCAACCTGTAGGAGAGATGGGATTTGATAT